CCGCAGCAAAAGCGGCAGCGGCGACTTTGCCGAACTTCTCTAACTTACCGCCAAAGCCTTCAACTTCTTTCGAGCCTACGTCTAGTTTCTTTTTAAGGTCATCAACGTCGGCAAGGATGGATAACTTAAGCGTTCTACTTCCGGCCATTAATCATCCCACTTTCCAATAATCTTGCTAAATGCTTCTTCCCACTTGCGAATTAGTTCAGGCTGAATTTTGCGAAGTGCTGGATAGATGAAATAGCCAGAATTTCCTCGACCTTTACGGGGAGTGCGTCGTGGGAACTGACGATAACGATTAGATCCGAATTCGTAACCTGCCCAGAGGTCTTTAGTTGATCCTCCACCAGAGAAACGCTGAGACGCAAATCCGTAAGAGAGCTCGCCAATCTTCGAGGTTTTGGAAACTTTAACGCCACTTGTAATGCGATCGACAACGGCTTGTCCAAAGGTTCGAGTGATTCCGTAGGCTTTGACTTCGTTGGCTGCGTATTGAGCCAGCGCAAAACTTTCGCGTTTAGCCGCATCAACAGCTTCATCGTCCATCGCTTTGAAGGCGGTAATGATTGACCTAAGTTGGCGCTTGTCATAGGAAATCGGCTCATCTGCCATTACCTTTGCGCTCCTTCAGTATTTCAATCGCCGTTAATACTTGGTCGATGTCAGTCCACTCGCTCATCGGGATTCCGGTTGCTATCGCGATCTCAACTATGAGTCGGTTTATGCTTCCGGATTCGAAGCTTTTGGGCTTTCATCTCCTATCGTCATTTCTTCAACCGATAACTCCCATATCTCTTGGGATTTAGTCGGCTTTCCTGCCGCTTCGCGTTTGTAAGCAAAGTAGGCTAGGTCGAGGAAGTCCGCTTGTTGGTAGGCCGAAATATCCTTCATCGAATAAATCGACTTGCCAGTTTTGCGTTCCCACTTCGCCCACTCAGGGAGTCCGGCGTTGTAGGTGACTTCCTCGCCATTGGTGTATTTAATTGTGATTGCTAATTTCATCTCCCGATCTCCCTCTTAGCTAAATGTCTCTGTTACTTCGCCCTTTGAAATCTTAAAGGTGAAGGATACTGTTTGTGCGTCGATTCCAGAACCGCCAGCGGTAGGAAACTCTGGAAGAATTGGGAAAACAAATTGAGCGCCAGTTGCGGCGGTCATTGTTACGCTGATTGTTGTATCAGGTGCGGATTCAGCTGCGGCCCAAAGTGCTTCGCATACTGAGTTAGCTTTACCCCAGTCGGCGAGCATATCGAGTTGGAATGTGCCTTCAATGTTAACTGTCTTGTAAGCCTCGCCATCGAGAGTCTGATAAGTCTCGCGAACGTTGGTCTTTGTAAGAACCGCGTTGGTTGCTTGGGCGTCGATGTCCGTTCCACCTGTGAAAGACAACGAGACGTCGCGACCGGTGATTACTGTGGTTGCCACTTTTTCTCCTTAATTGGTTTGTGTGTAATAGGTGGAGACGCGAATATCGGCGACTAATAAATTAACCGCTCCCACTTGCGTAACCGATGGCCGCTCTACTGGGCCGACTGTGTAGCCGTCCGGTATGACTGCCAAAACTGAAAATATCAACTGCTCAAGATTATCAAGAGAAGCCGGATTAGAAAGATAAGCAACTCCGCAAGTGATAGTTAGGTTAATCTTTGCGTGGATAGTTGCGTCGTTAATTGTGTTGAGTTCTAGGTAAGGCGAATCTGGCACAAGAATAACCGCTGGAACTTGCACAGATTCGGGCACATACGAATAAACGTTGGCCGAAACTGACCCGAGTGCAGTTGCCAGCGGTGTCCGGATAGAAGATAAAACTGTGGAGGGCATTTAACCCACCATTGTCTCAACGTCGAGGTAAGGCCCGAGAAGGCCAGTTACTTTAGCGAGAAGGTTCTTTGAAAGTCTGTAAGGAGTTACTGCGAAGTCGATTCCTTCGATTGATCCGCCAGCTGCGGTTCGGGCTTGGAAGATTTCGACAGAAATAGCCAAAACGGCAGACTCAACGTTAGGGTTGCCGACGTAGGTTGATAATCCAGAGAGCGCAGCGTTTCCGGCTGGGATAATGTTCTTCTCCAGTATGTCTGCATTTGTGATGGCTGCGGTAAATACATAATCGGTAATTTCGTCGTCGGTTACTGTGTGAGTTCCATTAAAAGGAGATCCGCATCCAGTAATTACGACGGATTGTCCTTCGGTAAATTCGTGAATTGTGGCAGTCTCAAAATAAGCCACATTATCCTCAAGTTTTACTTTGTTGATTTTGCTTTGAAAAGTGACGAGCATTGGGAGAATCAGATTTTCACTTGTGTCCACAATGTCGTTCAAATAAGCGTCTGAATATAGGGATGACGAGACGCCAAGAATGGTTCTTAGCTCTGTGGCCGTGACTATTGTTGGCATCTCGCCTTCCTTTCGTTCTAAGGGGTTAAGCCCTGCTCGGGAGCGGACAGGGCCTAACTATTGACTTGGACTAAGCAACCATCCAGCGGTAAGCACCAGCGCCGACCTTTGTAGCTAATGCGCCGAAGCCGTAGTAAGCAACCTCAATCTGGCCGTTGAGAGCTACGTTTGTCTGTAGACGGAAGCGAGATGATTCATACCAAGTATAGGCATCTGGGTTGACGATAATAATTGAGTTATCGCCAGTTGGAGCTGCGGTTGCAAGGTTACGAGCAACGCGTAGGTTTAGACCTAGAACGTTACCGCGAACTGATTGGCCGGAAAGGCCGCCACCTTGATTAGATGGGCCAATGAGATTCTGATAAATCGGACGGCCAGCATCAGCAAGGTTCATAATGTTGCCCCATTGTTCAGGGCTAACGAGAATGTTTGTTGCAGTTCCAAGAGTGTTCTTGTAAACGGATACGGAAGCATCGGATACGAAATCCAAGAATCCAGCCGCGTCAAGTGTGCGGTTTCCGCCATCAGTTCCGCCAGCAACAAGGCCAGCGATAACTGCTACGTCGGTTGCCTTTGCGTATGCAAATTCCATTTGACGAACGAGTTCATCGAAGAACGCAGGTGAAGAACGATCAAGAAGTTCAACGGAGAATGTTTGTCCGCCAGCATACTTTTTGACTGATACTGAAAGGAATTCGTTTGTCATTCCTGTCTCGTCAATTGCAGCAGCTTCAGCTTCTTCGCCGACTGTTGGGACAGCGGTGATCTTTGGAATTTCGAAAGTCATTCCAGCATCAGGTAGAACGCCGCGAGATACTGAATCTACTGCCGGACGATCTGCGTTTGATAGTGGGTTGATGATTTCGGTCAACTGACGCGTTGGGATAAGACCAGCGTTGTTAGTTGTTGTGTCATCTGCGGCCATTACATACTGGCGAGCAGCGTCATCGTTGAGAACCTTAGCGCGAACGCTGTTCTCGAGATATTTCGCCTTTGTGAACTCAAGGCGAGGAGCGGTGTAAAACGCTGGGCGTGGCGCAGCGGCTTCCACCTTAGCTGCTTCTACCGCTTCTTCTACGGCAGGAGCAGGAGCGGTAGTGTCTGACACTTGTTCTCCTTCGGTTGTGTTGTCCGCTTCGGCGGTTGCCGGAGCAGAATCTTCTTTAGGTGCTTCGTTTTCTGATGCAGCGACTTCGCTAACTCGAGCTGAGTCGATAGCTGGATCGGTTACTAATGAAACTTCGTCGAGGGTTGCTGAAGTAATTTTCATTACGCCAGAAGCATTAACCCATTCGTTAATTTGTGCGCCAACGCTAAAGCCATCCCTTAATCCTTCGGTGGCTTCGATTAAAGCATCTTCTCCGGCCATAGTGTTAGCGATTTTGAACGTAGCCACAATTCCGTTCTTAGTTACTTCGTGAGCGACCATTTTGCCAATTGGCCGAGTCCGATCGTGCTCCAATAGCAATTTAACAGGCTTAATCTCAATTGAATCCGCAGCGAAAACTGTTGGGCCAACTGAGGTATTGCCTTGCTCGTTCCAAGTAACAATAGTTCCGCTAATTGTGCGCTTGATTGTGTCGGCAGCGGTTACGACCATCGGCATTTTAATTTTCATTTGGAATTAAATCTTCCTCTCGTTGAATCTGCTCAACGCTCATCGCGCCGATACGATTTAGGATTTCATACACTTGAGCGCGTTCTAAAGCGTTGCCGCGTAGGAAGTCGTCAAGTGCGAAGCGAGTCATTACAGGATTAGGCACAAAGTCCGGTAATGAGAGCCTTTCCTCAATCGCTTTAAGTATTGGGCGAAGTGAGAAATCGACTAGTGAGCGCCGCTCTGATACCGCGTTGGAATAAGTCATTGAAGTAGTTTCGGCGCTCAAGAAGTAGGCAGGGATTCCACAAGCGCGAGCTAATTCAAGCGCGACGTATTGACGGGCTTCTGCGAGTTGTAATGACTTAGGATCAAAACCAAATTCTTTCAAATCAACGTCGGCATTGAGGAAAGCGGTTGAGCGAGATTGACGAGCAGTCCGCCAAGCGCTAAGAAGGGATGAAATTCTTTCAGCAGTTAAATTTGTGCCATTAGATTTAAGAACCATTGAAGGCGCTGGTTCTTTTGCATAATTAACAGCTGCGTTCTCTAAATAGACAGCCGCCGCAATTGTTTTACCAGCTCTGTGAAGCAATCCTTCATCAGGGCCATCGAAGCGAATGATAGAACCGACACCAGTTAGCGGAACTGCCATTCCGTCAACTTTGTATCCGGTAATTTCTGTATTCTTAAAATTTGTGTCAACTGTTACGCGATCTGGGCTAACGCGAGTCCAAGCGCGAACCCGTCCGCCATCAGTAGCAGCATACATTTCTAAAACTTGTCCATAACCAACACCATATAACCAAATATCTTCAGCGAGCCAGTTATAAATTACAAAGCCAGCAACGCGAGGATCTGGTTGGTTGATTACTCTGTGTGGATCGACATATTCGCCAGTAATCCGGTTAAATGTTGTGAGAGGTAATGAGCCGATAGTTCCGCAGATGATATTTCTAGCTCGAGCAACTGACGGCACACTCATCGCCAATTGCCGAGTTGAATTAGTTGGGCCGCCAAGAATGTTGTAAACCGAATCGGTGATTTGAACCGGTGTTAACGCGGCTTGAACGTCCAAAGGCTTATCAACCCGAACAGCGGTTACTTGTGGAAAGAAGAAATCTCTGATAGCACCCATTACCTCAGAATTGTAAGGGGTCTGTGCTACACAATTACAATATCAACACCATCATTGGCTTTTGTGGCGTAGTGAGTCGCCATAGCCGACGCAACAGCTCCACAGATAACCGCATTACTTACTTTGCGACCCATTACCCAACCGCCGTCACCGAAAGGTAGTTTGACGGCGGATAGG